TGCAAGCCTCTGGTCAGGCGCCCAACAAAACCCAGCTCGCTGAGCTCAAGGAGACGGTTGCGCAGGAGTTCCGGTTCAAGATTCTGCAGGCGGCCCAGAACCGCGTCGACCGGATGCACACCAAGATCGAAGACCAGTTCGCCCAAGGCGGGTGGGCTGATGCGTTCAACGAGTTCATCACGGACCTCGTCACGTTCCCAGCAGCCTTCGTCAAGGGGCCGATCGTTCGGCGCCAGCGCTACCTCAAGTGGGAGGGCACGAGCCTGCAACCGGGCGAGCGCATCGCGCCGGAGTACGAGCGCGTCAGTCCATTCAACATCTACCCCGAGCCGGGGATCACCCGGATCAACGATGGCTACATCTTCGAGTACCACGAGATGACGCGCACCCAGATGGCTGACCTGATCGGTGTGCCGGGGTATGACGACCAAGCCATCCGCAAAGTGCTCGAAGTGGGCAACACCCAGTCGTGGGTGCAGGAGTGGCAGAAGGATTCCCGCGAGGAGGAGGAGCGCAAGTTCCACACAGAGCTCCGCCCCACTGAGGTCTACGACACGCTGGAGTTCTGGGGCAAGGTTAGCGGCCGGATGCTGCGCGAGTGGGGCATGACTGAGGAAGAAGTGCCCGATGAGGACCGCGAGTACGACGCCAACGTCTGGGCCGTGGGGAACTACGTCATCAAGGCTGTGCTGAACTACGACCCGCTGGGGGAGAAGCCCTACGCCAAGACATCGTTCATCAAGCAGCCCGGCGCCTTCTGGGGCAAGGGCATCCCCGAGATCATCGAGGACATTCAGGGCGTCTGCAACGCGGCAGCCCGGGCACTGGTCAACAACATGGCAATCGCCTCGGGACCGCAGGTCGAGGTCAACCTAGAGCGCCTGCCGCCCAACGAAGACATCACGCAGATGCAGCCGTGGAAAATATGGCAGGTCCTCAACGACCCTCTGGGGTCGTCTGCGCCGGCAGTGCGGTTCAACCAGCCCAACGACAATGCCAACACGCTGGTGGGGGTCTACGACCGCTTCTCGCGCATGGCTGATGACCACAGCGGCATCCCTGCCTACATCTACGGCGACACCAACGTGCAGGGGGCAGGGCGCACAGCGTCGGGCTTGTCTATGCTGATGGGCTCCGCGGGCAAGGGCATTCGGCAGGTGGTCATGCACATCGACAACGACGTGCTCAAGACCATCGTGCAGCGCCAGTTCGTCTACAACATGCGCTACGACCCTGACGAGTCGATCAAGGGCGATGCGCAGGTCGTGGCCAAGGGAGCGGTCAACCTTGCGGTCAAAGAGACGGTCAACGTTCGCCGCGTGGAGTTCCTCAACGCCACGGCCAACGAGTTCGACATCGCCATCATCGGGCCCGAGGGGCGTGCGGCGCTGCTGCGCGAGGTCGCCAAGGGGCTGCAGATGCCCGTGGATGACATCATCCCGTCGCGTGAGAAGCTCAGCATGCAGAAGCGCATGGCTGCGGCAGCACCGATGCCGGCACCCGGTGGCGGTCAGCCTGCCATGGAGAACACTGATCTTGCCGGCGCACCCGCTGGCGGGACCAATCTGATAAACGGAGGCCCGCAGTGAAGCAGGTCTCCCCCGAAGTAGTCCGCGCGCTGGCAGTCAGCGTCCGCCAATACCCGATCATCTTGGAATGGTTGGGAGAGTGGCGGACCTCGGAGCTTGAACGGCTCCCCAACGTCGGACCGCAGACCGTGGCACTTGCTCAGGGGCGGTGTCAGGTCTTGTCGGAGCTGCACAGGCTCATGACGGAGTCCCCTGACTTAGCAGCACAGCCCCGCAGGGGCAGCTGATCCAATCACGCACACCCGAGAGGAGCGTCTAAATGGCCATTCCCGCGCAAATTCAAAGGCAGTCTGAGGCTGTTGCCAAGCTGTACGAAGACCTGAACTCCGAGCCTGCAGCGCAGGTGGAGGCTCCGGCCGCACAGACCACGGCAGCCAACGGGGCAGGAGAAGCTGCAGCTGAGCCGGCGTCCACCGAGCAAGGGCGATCCGGCACCACGAACGAAGACCAGACCTACGAACAGCGCTGGCGCTCCCTGCAAGGGATGTACAACGCTGATACCACTCGCCTTCGGGCGGAGAACAACCAGTTGAGCCAACGTCTCGGTCAGCTCGAACAGCTGATCGCGTCGCTTACCGCACCCCAGCAGGCAAGCACGCCTGCACAGGTGGCCGCGGCAAAGCTCATCACCGAAAAGGACGTCGAGGATTACGGGGATTCGATCGAAGTCATGCGCCGCGCAGCTCGTGAGGAGATGTCGGGGCGTGACCAAGAAGTCGCAGAGCTGCGACGGTCGCTTGCCCAACTCCAGAACAACGTCGTCCCCAAGGTGGAGAGCGTTGTACAGCGACAGGCGCTGAATGCTGAGCAGATGTTCTGGACGGAACTGTCGGCGGAAGTCCCCGATTGGCGCGAGATCAACGCCAACCAGAACTTCCACAGCTGGCTGCTCGAAGTCGACCCGCTGTCCGGCATGACCCGGCAGACGTACCTCGACAGCGCGCAGAACCAGCTCGACGCCCGTCGTGTCGGAGGTTTCTTTCGTACGTGGCAGTCGCTGAATGGTAATTCTGTTGCCCAACAAACTCGGAACGTAGCTGCCACTCAACTCGAAAAACAGATCGCACCCGGGCGTGGGCGCACAGCTGCTGGTACCACAACTGGTAATGCAGCCAAGCCTTACACTCGCACAGATGTCGCCAAGTTCTTTGACGATGTGCGGAAAGGTCTGTATAGGGGGCGGGAGCAGGAGCGTGACCGGATCGAGCGCGACATTTTCGCTGCACAGCGGGAAGGTCGTATAACCTAAAACTGGCTAAGTGAAAGGACACCACATGGCCTATCCTGTTGCACCCGGACGCCCCGACTACTCGGGGAACTTCATTCCGGAAATCTGGTCGGGTAAACTGATCGAGAACTTCTATGACTCCACCGTGCTTGCTGCCATCAGCAACACCGACTACGAAGGCGAGATTCGCAATCAGGGCGATACGGTCAACATCCGTACCCAGCCCAACATCACGATCCGCGAGTACGTCAAGGGTCAGAACCTCGTCGTGGAGAACCCCGACGCGCCGAAGCTGCAGTTGGTCATCGACAAAGGCGAGTACTTCTCCTGCGTCGAAGACGACATCGACCGTGTCCAGTCGGACATCAAGTTGATGGACATGTGGTCGAAGGATGCCTCCGAGCAGATGAAGATCAAGATCGACCAGCGCGTGCTGACCGACATGCTGCCGGGGATCGGCGCCCTGAACAAAGGTGCGACCGCTGGCCAGCAATCAGCAGCCTTCAACCTCGGCACGACCGGCTCTCCGCTGACCGTGACCAAGGACGGCGCCAGCGCCACCACCTCGGTGGTTGATCTGATCGTGGACATGGGCACCGTCCTCGACGAGGCCAACGTCCCCGAGTCGGACCGCTACCTGATCATCCCGGCTCGTATGGCTGGCCTGATCAAGAAGTCGGAACTGAAGGACGCCTCGCTCACCGGCGACAGCATCACCCCAGTCCGCAACGGCCGTCTCGGCATGATCGACCGCTTCACACTTTATGTGTCGCACAACCTGAACGTTTCTTCGGGTAAGACGTCGATCATCGCCGGCCACAAGATGGGCTTCACCTTCGCGTCGCAGATGACCGAGATGGAAACGCTTCGCGCGCAGTCCACCTTCGGCAACATCATCCGCGGCCTACAGGTGTACGGCTACAAGGTTGTGAAACCCGAGGCGCTGGCGCAAGCCGTCGTCCAGTTCGCATAAGGAGACCTGATCATGGTTGCGTACACTGACTCCCTCGGGTTCTATAAGAACTCGGCTGGCTTCACCGCCAACTACACTGACCGCGTCAGCGTCACCGAGATCGAGCTCGATTTCGCCAAGATCGCTGCTGCTCGGACCGCTGCTGGCGCCACCGCGCTGACTTCGGCCGATACGCTGGTGATCGGCGTGCTGCCCAAAGGCGCATTTGTTCTGTCTGGCGTTGCGACGCTGGAGAAGGCAGAGGGCGCCGCGGGTAACATCGACGTCGGCATCGGCGGCGGGACCGTTGACTTCTGGGTTGACGGCTTCGATCTGAACGCTGCAGTGGGCACCACCGGCGGCTATGCCGACGCGACGGCCTACTACTGCGCGGTGAACACCAACATCCTGCTGACGCTCAACTCCGCCAGCATCGACGTTGCCCGCGTCAGGGTCTCGCTGGCAGTGGTCAACATGGGCGCTGACCTCGGCGTCATCCCGTCGGCCTAACGGTGGGGGCTTCGGCCCCCATCTCCCCCAGAAAGGAGACTGAACATGGGTGTTTATACAGGCATCTCGCAGGACAACGTGCGAATCAACAGCGGCAATGCAACTCTGCAGTCGCTGACTGTTACGGGTACTGCGTTGATTACCGACTCTGTCCTGAGCAAGCGTACACGCTTCACGGTTGCGCAGGTAAACGCAGGGGCGACGATCGTACCCGCAGTTACGGGTAAGGCCATACGCGTGGTCGGCGCCAAGGTGATCGCCATTGGTGGCGCTGCTGGTGCAGTGACCACGGTGGACATCATCGGTACCCAGACCACTGCTGCGAAGCTCGTCGCTTTTGCTCAGGCCAACCTGACACGGAGCACGGTGCTTACTGATGGCGGCACAGGTGCTACTGTCCTCGCGGATGGGGCGTCCTATGTCGCGAACGACGTGAGCACGGCCGTTACCATCGGCAAGACGGGCAGCGACGTGACGACCGCGACCCACATCGACGTAATTCTGCAGTACGTCCTTGTCTAACACAGGTCAGGCCCTCCGGGGCCTGACTGCTTCATGAGAGGATAGACCATGCCCGGCAAGCGGATCAAGAACCTCACGGCTCTCTCTGGTGCAGGTAGCGCCAACGACGATGATGTCGTGATCTTCGACACGACTGCCGATACCACCAAGCGTATCTCGCGCTCGCAACTAGCTGAGGGTATGCAGGCAGATGTGCAGGTTCTGACCAACAAGACCTTGGCCCTTGGGTCCAACACAGTGACCGGCACGACTGCCCAGTTCAACACCGCGCTGACTGACAACAACTTCGCCACACTGGCAGGCTCGGAAGTTCTGACCAATAAGAGCTTTGCGTCTGCCAAAGGGCTATCATCTACGGCTACCCCGGCTAATAACATTTTCGGGTTCGTTGATATTGTAGGCACAGCAACTTCGGCTGACGTGACCTTTGGGACGGCGGAAACTGATACTGCTTACGGGGTTATGTTCGGAGCGTTGACAACTGCGGGCACTCCGGCAGCAGGGTCCCATAATGCCTATATGACTGCCCGCGCCACAAGCGGCTTTACTATAAATGCGCAGGTCGCACCGGGTGTCGGGAATACTGTACGCGTCCATTGGATGCTGATGCGGTGATACACGTAGATAAGTCTCTACACTTCCTAGCTGCCATGCTGCCCGCGACACTACTGTAAGGACCAACCACCATGCCAACGAACCTGACGTCTCAGAAGGTCAAGGACACCTACAACCAGCTCCTCCATGTGGATGGCGGTCCTGAAGCCAGTGAGAAGACTGTCTACAGTGGGACGGGGGTAGCCACGGCGCTGAAGGTTGGGACGGGGTCTGCCTCGGTGGATAACGTCCAGCTGAACGGCAACACGATCAGCACGCTCGACACGAACGGGGACCTCGT